AATTTACAAATCTAAAAATAAAGATATAACTATGATAGTATGTAATACTACTAAAAATGATAAAAATATATTAATTGGTGATTATTCTATGGAATATACCGAAGGAGATTGTAATAATTAATAAATTATAATTTATCAATGAGACTAGTTTGAAATATAACTAGTCTTTTTACATAAAAGAGCAGTACTTGTGTATTAGTATTGCTCTTTATCTAGGACACTTTGTAGGGTTCTTATTTCGGTAAGTACTTTTTCTAATAGTTCTTCACCATTGTGAATTCTATTCATAATCATAAAATTTCTAGCTCTTACTAAATCATGATTAAGAGCTTTTATTTGTTCTAAAATAGGTTTAATCTCATCTTTATGAATAACATTATCCATATCTTCATTTATAATTTTTCTAATATATGATGATTGAGATAATCCTAATTTTTTAACTTTATTTTTAAATCTAATTTGTTCTTCTTCGTTTATAAATACATTAATTTTTATATTTCTTTTTCTCATTTTTTCATCCTTTCTATAATTTTTAGGGTTTGGGACTTGTCCCATAGGTTAGGCAAATGTTAGGAGTACATTTGCAGTGCTGGCTAAGACAATTTTATTCTATTTGTCCTCACACTTTTTCATTAAATATAAGTTCTTTTAAAACAATTTCTTCTGCAATATTTTTATAATTATTCATCTTTTGTACCCACAATAATTGGTTTTCTTCCTTTAAATTCTCATTTAAATCTTTATCTTTTTCAGCAAGTTCATTTATTAATAATTTTAATTTTTCTTCTGCTTCTTTACCGACTGAAAAAAGAAAAGTATATAGTTTGTCCTCAATAATTAGTCTTTGATATAAAACTTTATTATTCTTTTTTAGATAATCAAGTTTTAATAATCCATATTTGTTAAGATTTTTAATTTCATCCTTTGTAATAATTTTTCTCATTTTTCATCTCTCCGTTTCTTTGCTTTTATTATAGTTATCTATAAAATCTACATTTTTAGTTTTACTATTGTATTTAAAATAGCCAATATCATTATTTGTATCTATAACTTTAATTGTATATCTATCAATTAAATAAATAGCAATAGCATCAGTATTAAAAGTATCTTTTAAGTAGTTTAAAACTTTATATTGTTCAACTGTATTAACCTGATTTTTAATAATATTATTTTTATTTAATAATTTCATAATTAGTAAGTCCTTTCTTTAACATATTTCAGTTTTAGGTATTAGCATTACTTGGTCTATAATAGTTTCATTACTATACAAAGGGCAATGTATGATACCATCATAATAGAAATGTTCTGATGCTAGTGTAAGTAATATCTTTCTTTCATCATTTGAATATTCATTCTTTTCTAACTTTTGAAGTGATAAAACATAGTAGTTTTTAGAATAATCATTAAGTTCATCAGTAGTTATTAACTCTTGATATTTGATACCAATATTATTGTTCTTTAAAATATCATTTAGATATTCTAAATACTCTTTACAACTTCTAGATATAAATTCATCAGTAAACTTAATATTTTTGATTTCAATGTTGTAGTTTTTATCTCTTGTAATTTCTATTTGTGATACAAGTTTATTTAATATATCTCTTTTTGCTTTACGATTTAAGCTATCCCACATAAAGGAAAAGCCAAGTTTATTAAATAACAAATAATCTTCTTCTTTTTTGTAATCAAGTTTTTTAAGTAGTTCCACTGTATATTCTTTGAAGTCATCATTAGGATCTAGTAATTGCTTTTTCTTATTTAATTTCTCAATTTCTTTTTTGATAACTTCGTTTTTATGGTTGATAGCATCTACATTTAAGTTTGATGATAGGTATAAATCTACTAACTTCTTTTCTTGAATTTTTAGTTTTTCTATTGCTTTATCAATATCACTTATGTCTTTTGATTTAGTTGAGTTTGATACAATTATTTCATTATTCATATCATACATATATCTAGTTAGTTCATTTAAAACTCTTCCTAATTTCTTTTCAATCTTGTCAGAACTATAATGAAGTCCTTTTGCTTTACAATTAACATTTTTGCAAGTTAAATGGTAGTATTCTTTTTTATTTGATGTTCCACTATATTTATAAGAAATAGTAGAAGATAAAATATTACCACATTCAGGGCATTTAATTAAAGAAGTAAATAAATGTATATGTTCTCCGTAATTAGGATGTTTATTTTTCTCTAAATTCTTTCTAGTAATGTTCCAAGTCTTTAAATCAATAATTGGTTCACAGTAATTTTCAACTTTTAGTATATCTTCAGGTTTTCTTTTATATTTGCCATATTCAAATATTCCAATATAAATAGAATTAGTTAGTATTTTATAAACTCTATCAGCTTTCCATTTACCATGACTTAAATAAGCATTATTATTTTTCATAATAGTAGCAATATTTCTTGTTGAATGTCTTTCTTTACATAGTTCAAATATTTCTTTAACAACTTCAGCTTCAATAGGTTCAATTTCTAAATGACCTGTTTCTTTGTTTCTTATATATCCATAAGGTGCTTTACTAGGGTGAATATGTTCCATAGCCATTTCTTCCATAGCTCTTTTTGTTCTTGCTCCAATTTCTTTTCTTTCTCTTTGACCAAACACTAAATTCATTCCATAAATCATTTCACCATTAGCAGTACTTACATCAAATGGTTCAAGTATTAGTTCTAATTTAACATCGTGTTCTTCTAAATAATTAAGTAGCCAAAATCCATCATAATTACTTCTTGTAAGTCTATCTACTTTAATAGCAACTAATTTATCAATCTTCTTTGATTTAATGTCTTTTAATAATCTTTGCATTTCTGGTCTCATTAAATCTTTTCCTGAATGACCGGCATCATTATAAACATCAATGATGTCATAGTTTTTCTTTTCACAGTATTCTTTAATCATTCTAAGTTGTGAATCAATAGAATATCCATTATCTTTTTGGTCGTCAGTTGAAACTCTAACATAAACTCCACATCTCACAAAATCATCTCCTTTCTTTTATATTTGAGAGAAGTTATCCTCTCACTCGTTTGGCACTTTATAAGCAAAAAGTTAAGTGTAAAATTACAATTTCTTCAAAATTTTACATATTTCTTGCAACGTATATTTTTCATTATGTTCTTTTACATAAAATTGTTTATTAGATATTTCATTAACTTTGTACTCATAAATAGTGAGTTTTTTAGGAGATAATATTAAGTATTCAGTAGGTTCGATAAACTTTAAATTTGTGTTTTCAAGAATTTTAACCTTGCCATTTCTCGTTTTAAAGTCATAGCATTTAATAATATCAATAATAGTTGAGTTAGGTTTTAATCTTTCTATTGTTTTAAAATTAAGCATTAAAAAATGTCCTCCTTCCTAGAAAGAGAACATCTATATATGTCTTCCAAGCTAACAGTGAGTTAGATTTTAGACATTAAAAAACTTACAACACCATAATAGGTTCGTAAGTTGTATTCAATTGGAGCAGGTGATGGGTAACATCATTTCTCATTTTGCCCTTATTATTACTTAATTTACTATTTTTTTTACCACTGAAATTTCCATTAAAAATATTTATCGGTAGTTTTTGCTATCTCCTTTCTTAATTTATTTTCTAAGTGACCATACTTATTAACAGTTGTTGCATAATTAACGTGACCAATTCTTTTTGAAATATGATATAGTTCCCAGCCTTCATTCATCATTAAAGCAACATAAGTATGTCTTAAATCGTACAGTCTTATTTTCGGAACTCCTGCTTCTTCTGAAAAGCGATAAAATTGTTTCCTTAAACTAGAATCTGAATATGGCTTGTTAGTATTATAATTATAAAATATTATATCATTAATATTAATTTGCTGCTCTACAAGATATTGCTTATATTTAAGTAATTCTTCTACTAACAAGTTACTAACATCTACAATTCTATCAGAACCATAGTTTTTAGTGTTAGATAAAAAATCTTTTGATTTATTATTATAATTAATAGAGTGTGATATTCTAATTGTAGAATGTTTTTCATTTATAGAACTCCAAGTTAAAGCTCTAGATTCACCAATTCGATCACCTAAATGTAATTCAATTAATACTAATATTCTTATACGATAAGCAATATCACTTTTTAAGGCTTTCATATAATTCATAAATTTAGTAAAGTCCTCAATAGTCCAATATTTCATTTCAACTTTAGCTGTTTTAAAATTTTTGATACCAAGAGTAGGTTTTTTTCTAATAATATCTCTTTCTTCATAACACCAATTTATGAATGCTTTTAAAAGTTTTAAAACTTCATTTTTAGTTTTATCAGATGCAACAATATTGTTCATAAAATCAATTATATCTTCTTTTGATAATTCATTGATTTTAAAAGAACCTAATTCATAAAAATAACAATTATACATGATTTTTTTCTTTTTTACAGTGTTAAAAGATAACTTAACAATATTTTCACAGTGATATATATATTCATTCCATAAGTCTTTAAATAGATATGAATTACTTGATTGTTCTATTTTTTTAATATTTAATTCTAGTTTTGCTTTATAGTCTCTAGCAACTTTAATGTCATATATTTTTTGACTATTTATTTTAGATATAGTAGTGCTATTATGCCTTATTATATAGTTTCCATTTTTACTATGTCTGTATATGTTTGAATATCTTGTTTTTTCATATATTTTATTCATTTCTTATTCTCCTTTCTTGATTTTAATCTATTAATTTAGTATAATTTTCTATAGAAAAACATTTAAAAAACTCAATTCTATTAGCGTGGATATTGATATTTAAAGTTTTTCAAATTGATAGTACCTGTTGGCGCAGGTGCTATTTTTTATTTTATTTCAATTTTTTTAGTTCTTCTCTTTCAATTTCTTTTATTGATTTTTTTGGTGTTGGTAAATCTTCAGGCATTCTTCCACCAAGTTTTTTTATTGTTTGCCTTACTGCCTGCCCAACTTTATGATGTGTTTTACAAGCTTCATCTTCGTTATTTATATTTTTTTCTTTTATAATTTCATCTGTTTGGGTAATTCTAAATAAATTTGCACCTAGTTCAGCTGAACCCATATAGTCTAGAATATCTTGTTTTTCATAATCTATTCCTTTTCTTTTGGCAATTTGCTCAGCTGTCTCTCCATTATATAAACCTCTGTATCCATAATTATTAAATTTACCATAATTTGTTACACCAGCTGCTTTTGCAGTATCAAAAAGATATTTGTTTTTGCTTTTAACATTCGCTCTAGTATATAATCTTTTTTCATCTTCTGATAATTTGGAATATTGTTCTTGTGTTATTTCCATTTTTCTAGTTTGCACCGCAAAATAAGTTTGACCTAGTGCAATTGCATTTTTTCTAGGGTCAGCATTTTGTACAATAAGATAGCAAGCATATCTGTTTAAACGATAATCTTCTATGACATCAACTTTTCCTTTTCCACTAATTATTGACTTCCCGACGCCGGCAAAGCAATCGCTTACATTATTTCCACTAACTTTACAACTGATTTTTGCTTTTTCTATTACTTTTTTAAAATTTCCCCATTTAGAATACCCTAGTACAAACATTAATTCTCTTGCTTCCCAGTATTCATTTCCTATTTCGTCCATATGCTTAATATCGTCAAATGTTTTCTCTTTGTATTCTTCTAAATCGTATTTTTCTTTAATCTCTGTATTCATTCCTAAACCCCACTTTCCTTAACAATTCTATTTCTTAAATTATCTCTTATAAATTTAAGATAATTATCAGCTTCATCTTCAAAACCATTTCTATTAAATTCTAACATTGTTTTGTCTTGATCCAAATGTGAAAGCTCAATATGTGCAAGTTCATGCAGTATTGATTTTCTTTTTTTGTAATAGGATAGGTTAGAATTAATTATTATGTTATAGATTCCACGATGGTTGAATACGAACCCATTTATACCTTTGCTTAAACTAACATAAGTAATGTTAGCATTGTAATAATTTAATAACTCTTGTTGAGTCATGTTCCCTTTTAATAATTCTATGATCATACTTAATACCTCTTTATTCTTTAATTTATATTAAGTACCTGTACTAGCATACTTATTGTTAATTATTCTCCATCAAGTTCCTTATCTATTTCTCTTTTTCTTTTTTCTATAATGAACTTAATAGTTTCTTTATCATCATCTGTTAATATATCTTTATGTTTATCAAATAAAACATCTAATTCACTTTTTGATAGTTTTGAATCTTTTTTGCTTAAATCTTTATTAATTAAATCATCAACTGTGTAATTTAAAAAATTTGCGATAGCGATTAAGTCATTTGTCATTATATTTCGCTCTCCAGATTTCCACATAGATATTAGCCCAGGACTATTGTGATTTGTAATTTTCAAAATTGTTTCAACGCTTATTATATTATTATCAATAAGATAACTAATATTTTTAGCGAAATAATTCTTCATACTTCTCCTCCTTACAACTGAATTATACAATAAATTTCACTAATTTACAATATTTTTTTCACTTTTTGTGAAAAATGCTTGACAATTCACTTTGAGTGAATTACAATTGAATTAGTTAGGAGGTATAAATGGAAACAAATGAAGAACAAGTGATAAGAAATATTAAATCAGTCCAAAAAAGATATGGCTTGTTAGATAGCGACATTGCTAGCAAACTTAATATAACTGAAAGAACTTATATAAATATTAAGAATCATCCATTTAATTATTCAATAAATAAATTAAATGAAATTGCTAGTGTTATTGGATGTAATATTAATGAATTTTTTTTACCACTTTATTTCACTCAAAGTGAAGAAAAAGAAGAATAAGGAATAAATATGAATAAAATAGAGATTTTATTAGAATTGATAACAGATTTTTATGAGAACCATTCAATCTTATTTGAAATAATCATAATACCATTTGAATTAATTATTGGAATAACATTGGCATTCTTGATTATGAACTTGATTGGTTGGGTCTAATTTACTCTCGACAAGTACAGTTATGATTGCAGTTATAGTAATTAAAAGTAAATCACGAAGTAACTTTTTTAGCCAACCATAGTAGTTTTTAATAAACTCATAGCCATTGTAAGTTAAATAAATATTTTCAGTATATACATTATGATAATGATTGTTAATACTTTTGGTTACTTTGATACCATCTATTAATTGTAATTCAACACATTGACCAATAAGATATGAAAAATACCAATCGTCAATGTTAAATTTATTAATAATAAAATCTTTGGTTTCTTTAATAGATTTACATTTATTAAATTTAAGAAGAGTCTTATACATTAAAAATTTATTCTTATTTTGAAAAATCATACACATCTCCTTTCGATTTTATTGTAAAGGAGAACAAGAAAAATATCAATATCCACGCGAAATAAAAGAAAGGAGTTGAAAATATGGAATTTTATGATTCGAAAGAGATTATCAAGTTAACTGGGTTGGGAAAAACAGCAAGTTATAAACTAATTGAAGAATTAAATACAAGACTTAAAAGAGAATATCCAGGAACGATAATTATAGGAGCAAAAGTTCCCAAATGGTACTTTGAAAAGAAGATATTAATAAAAGAACCTGAAAGGAGTAATAAATGATCATAAAAAAAGAAGAACAAACGCAAAAGTTCTTCGCTACTGATTATATCAAAAAGTGAAGAATAAATCAATTAGGGGTTTAAATCTATGTCAAAAAAATTATATTTGAAAGGAAAAAATAGAAATGAAAGAAAAAGAACCTGAATTTATAGTGAGCCCTGAAAAGCTTAAAGAAAATCAAGAAAAAAGTTATGAAAAAGAATATTTCAAAGTAAAAGAAAAACAAGAAAAAATCATAACTTTAATAATAGGTATATTAGTTGTGTTTATGATTGTTACAGTAATAATATTTTTAAACGATTACAATAAAAAAGAAATTAAAAATTGTATGAACAAAGGCAATAGTGAATATTTCTGTAAGATTAATTTATAGGTGTAAAAATGGCTAGAAGAAGAATGTTTAATTTAGACATTATAGATACTGATTTGTTCTTGGAAATGCCACAAAGTAGCAGATTATTATACTACGATTTGTGTATGAGAGCTGACGATGATGGCTTTGTTTCAACACCTAAAAAAATACAAAAAATTGTAGGTTGTAGTGATGATGATTTTAAAGCCTTAATTAGTAAAAAATTTATAATACCATTTGACACAGGAGTGGTAGTAATTAAACATTGGAAAATACATAATTACGTACAAAAAGATAGATACAAAGAAACACTATATACAGAAGAAAAAAGCCATTTAACCGAAGAAAAAAATGGCACTTACGAGCTTATGGATCCAAATTGTATACAAAATGGATACACAGGTAAGGATAGTATAGAGTTAGGTAAGTATAGTATAGATAAGAATAATACAACAACTAATATATATGAATATGTAGAAGAATTATTTGGAAGAACTTTAAATACTATTGAATTACAAAAAATAGATAGTTGGTTGTTGTCGTTTAGTGAAGACATTATCAAATATGCATTTGAAATAGCCACACTCAATAGTAAAAGAACATTTGGTTATGTAGAAGGTATATTAAAAAATTGGAGTGGCTGTAATTATACAACACTTGAAGAAATAAAAGAAGCGGAATCATCTAAAAAGGAAGCTAAGAAAGTAATACCTGATTGGTTTAACCAAAAAATAGAAAGCAGTGAATCATCTGATGAACTTGAAAAAAGTGCTGAAGATTTTAATAATTTTTTAGAAAAGTTTAGGAGTTCATGATGATAGATTTAAAAGCATTTGATAACTTTCTAGAAAGTCTTTACATCAAAAAGAAAGTTGATAGAAACAAAATTATAAATCTCTACAAAAGATTACTTAAACAAAAGAAATCAATTATTGATTTTGAAACTGGCCTTGAAAAATTAAGCTGGGAAGAAATAACAATTCAAAATATAACAAATTATGTACTAATTTGGAATTATAGAAGAAGGGAAGATGAAAGAATATGGAAGAACAAAAAGAATTAAATTCTTTAGATGAAAAATTAATGGAACTTAAAAAACTAGTTAGCATTATGAAAAAAGATAGTGAAGGTCATGGATATAACTATGTAAGTGAAGAAAGCATTTTATTAGCATTAAACGACAAAATGATAGAACTTAGAATTAAACTAACACCACGATTTGTACCAGGAACATTGTATAGTGAAGTAGTTAATTATCAAAATGCTAAAGGACAGCCAAAAACAGATGTGTTAGTAAGAAGTGAATTACAATTCATTTGGAAAGATATAAAGACAGGAGAAACTGAAGTTGTTGACTGGGGGCTATTAGGTCAACAAGCAGATGGAAGTCAAGCATTAGGAAGTGGGCTTACATATGCAAATAGATACTTCTTATTAAAGTACTTCAATGTGACAACTTCTAATGATGATCCAGATAAGATAAGAAGCGCAATAGCTGCAGAAGAAGAAAGAAAAAAGATAAGTGCTGTTCAAACAAAAATCAAAAAAGCATATGAAAAAATAGTGCAAAAATATCAAACAAAAGAAAAAGTGTACGAAGCATTAGGATTAACAAGAGAAGAATTTATTGATAGCTATAATAACCCTGAAAAACAAGCAGCTTTACTTGAACAAGTAGAATTAGTATTAAAAGGTGATAAATAATGTTATCACTAGAAGAAAGAGAAATTAGAAGAAAACAGTTAGGTGCATCTGAAATACATAAAATACTTAATTTTGATAGTCAAATAGCACAAGACTTATGGGAATTAAAATTAGGGTTACAAGATTATGAAGAACTAGACAATGATGCTATAACAAGTGGAAATATACTTGAAGAAGACTGTTTGAAATATTATGAAAAAGTTAATAATTGTGAACTAATCTTTAATGAAAGAATAGAACACAAGAGAATAAAAGGCTTGGTTGTTAGTTTGGATGCAAGAGAAAAAGCTACATCAATTCCTATTGAAAACAAAGTAATAAATGAGAAGACATTTAGGAGTTGGGTTGCTAAGAGAAGTTACAATGCAATTTATGAAGGTATCAGATTTAATATTCCAATTGGTTATTATTGTCAAGTACAAATTCAAATGGCGGTACTAGAAGTTGATAAAGGAATCTTAAATGTAAATACTCTAACAGATGAAGAACAAGAAGATCCGATCAATGTAATCATAACTGATCTACATAATAAGCAAATTGAAATCCTAAGAAATGAAAAATTAATTAATGAACTGGAAAAAAGAGCTGAATACTTTATTGATTGTATTATTCATAAAAAAAGGCCAAACGAAAATGATTATTTAGAGAAAGAGGTGTACTGATGGACATTGATTATAATTTGAAAAATGACCTAGAAGAAATAGTGGGCTATAAAATAGAACCTATGACTTTACAAGAAGATGATGTTATTGGCTTATTAGAAGATTTAGTTGGAAAATATCGTGCTTTAGAAGAAGAACTAGAAAATACTAAACAAGATCTAGAAGACAATTATAGACCAATACCAGTTGCAGAACAAGTTGGTATTAGTGATAGAGATTTTATGTGAAAAGGAGAAAAAATGGAAGAAAATAAAGTTGTATTAAAATTAAAAGAATATATAGATTTAATAGAAAAAGTAAAAGAACTTGAACAAAAGCTGGAATATAAAGACAAAAATTATGTTGGTATGCTTAACTATGTAAAAGATAATGTAAGAGGTGATGCAAACTATCATATAAAAAATTTTGATGGCAATATAGAAGATACAATGACAAATAAGATTAAAAATTACAATTATAAAAATATTGCAGATAGTTTTATGTCAAAAGGAATAACTTTTGATTTAGCAATAGAACTAACAGATGAACTTTTAAAAGAAAGAAACATAAACAATGAATAACATATTAGGTGTAGATTTAAAAATAGATCAAAATTATATTGCAGAATGTGTAAAAGAAGTAGTAAATGCAAGTATGATAGAAGCACTTGGTGCAAAAAATGATATTGTTGAAACAATTGTAAAAGAATTACTAAATACAAAAGTGGATAAAAATACTGGTAAACCATCAACAAGTTCATGGGGAACTGAAAGATTACTTGATTTCGAATTAAGAAAACAAATGACTGAGGTTGTAAAGGAAACTGTTAAACAATCTATTGAAGAAAAGAAACCAATGTTAACTGAAATGATAAAAAAAGAATTAAACAAAAAATCAAATATGGAAAAATTTGTGGATAGTTTTATCAATAACACAACTAAGACTTTAGAAAATAGTTGGAGCACAAAAATAAACATAGATTTTGAAAAGAAAGTGGAAGATTAGGAGAAAAAAAATAATGAATAAAATGATAGAAAGATTTAAAAATGAAAATATAGCAGTACACTGCAATACTCAAGAAGAATATGACGAGTTAATGAGATTACTAGAAAAATATGATTTTAGATGGACTAGCAGCCTAAAAGCTACTTTTCCTAATTATTTTGAAGAATATAAAAACAAAACTTATATAGAATTTGACAATTTATCATTTTTGAAAGGCTTAGGATACTGCAATAAAAAATATTACAAAGAGAAAAATTATGAAATTATAGAATGTAAAGACTTCATAAAACAAGTTAATGCTGAAGAAAAAACTAGTTCATTAGAAGATTGTATCATTATTATCAAAGAAGAATTTAATTCAATATTTAAACATTTGTGTGAATTAGATGCTGAGAAAGAACAAATAGAAAATGAACTTGAAAAAATAGAAATAAAGCAAGAGAAAACTTCAAATGGTAATTTACATGATTATATGTATATTGATGGCAAAAAATATGCAATTTCAGTACCACAAAGAGAAATAGTTAAAAAAATAAATAGCATTTTAGATTACATCAAGGATGATGAAAACTAATGATAGGTAGTCCTCAAGAAATATCTCAGTACTTGTGGCAACTTGATCCAAACAAAGAATATGAAATCAAAGAACATAAAGAAAAGAGATCATTAGACGCAAATGCTTATTGCTGGATACTATGTAAAAAGATAGCTGATAAACTTCACATAACAAAAGAAGAAGTATATCGTAAGAATATTAAAGAAATGGGTAAATATGAGATTATCCCTATTAGGAATACAGCAGTAAGTACATTTATAAATGCTTGGACTAAAAAAGGAATTGGATGGATGTGTGAATCATTTTCAAAGAGTAAATATGATGGCTTCACCAATTTAATTGCTTATTATGGAAGTTCAGTATACGATTCAAAAGAGATGGCTTTATTACTTGATAGTATCGTTCAGGAGGCTCAAGCATTAGATATTGAAACACTTACACCAGATGAATTAACTAATTTAAAGAACCTGGAGGAATGTTATGGAAATTAGAACATATATGTTTGAACCAACTTGTTTAGAAACTAAAGTTGATTCTTACAATCAAATAGACACGAAACAAAGACAATCACAAGTTTTAGAAGTATTAGGCGATGAAATGCTTACTGCAAAAGAAATAGCCATTAGAATGCACGAAAAAGGCTATACAAATAATGACGATAGAAATAATGCTTCACCTAGATTAAACGAACTAGTAAATTTAGGACTTGTAGTAATTTATGGTAAGAAGAAATGTGAATTTTCAGGTAAAACAGTTGCAGTATTTAAAAAAATCAAAAGTGAAGAAAACGATTATAAAGAAAAGTATGAGAACTTAAAGGTTACGTATGACAATCTAAAAGTTACATATGAAAACATAAAGAACATTGAAGCGTTTACGAGAGTAAAAATTACTGAATTAAAAAAAGAAAATGAAAAGTTAAGAAAGGAATTAAAAAAGAGATATGAATAAATTTATAGGACTTGGAAGGTTAACAAAAGACCCAGAATTAAGAAGTACACACAGTGGCTTAAAGATTACTTCATTTACATTAGCAATTAATCGTAATTTTAAAAATAAAGAAGGTAATTATGATGCTGATTTTCTTAATTGCCAAGCATTTGATAAGAGAGCAGAATTTATAGAAAAATACTTTAAAAAAGGTAATATGATGGCTATTACAGCAAGAGCACAAACAAGAAATTATGACGATAGCGATGGTAAAAAAAGATTTGTAACTGAATTTATAGTTGAAGAAGTTTATTTCGCAGGAAGTAACGAAAAGAAAAATGATACATCAGTTGAAGTTGAAGTACCACAAAATTATACAAGTGATTATGATACTGCTGGAAGTGAAGTAACCTTAAGTGATGAAGATTTACCATTCTTATAATAGAAAGGAATTAAAGCTGTGAAAATTTTTTATAAGAAAGATTTTTATGGGGTTTTGGAAGAAAAAAATAATTTAGAAAAAGAATATAAAGAATACAAAAGTAGAAAAGAAAGTGTAATAAATACTTTAAACAAAAGATGTGCTGAACAATTTAAACAAATTAACAGTTTAAACACTGAAAATGAATCGTTAAAGAAAAACAATGACATATTAAAAAATAAATTTATAAAGCAAAGCACATCAAAAGACGGAATTACTAAAGAAAATCATAAACTAAAAACTAAAATAGAAGAGCTTAACAACATAATAAAACAGCAAGAAGAAAAATTAAGTAAAAGGTATATTCTAAAGAAAATAAGTCCAGGAAGGACTCCAAATACTATTAAAACAAGTATCAGAAGTAGTGCTAATGAAAGCAGAGCAATTAAATATGTCAAAGAAAATCTATGAACCATATTTAGATTTATTACGTGTTATATGCAATAGTGATGATAAAAAAGCGTATGGAAACAGTTGTATAGTTGTTTATGATACTTTTGAAAAGGAAAAACCAATATCAGTTTTTTCAAAAGCAGTGGACTGTGCACGATTCTTTAATACTAGTGCTCAAGTAATTAAATGTAATATATCAAGAGGCAGTTTAAGAAACCACAGATATAAAATTGAAAGAGTTTATTTTAAGGAGGATTCAGATGAAAATACTATCAAATAAACAATATTCTGATTTAACAAATGAAATAAAGCGCTTACAAGATACTTACGATCAAGATGTAAAAGTATTAATGTTTGAAAATAAGGACTATGAACTAAAAATAGACTCAATACATAGTAAGTTAGTTGACATAGTCCTAACTTCTGATATTAAAAAAGATACGATTATTGCAAAACTTAAGGAAATAATTAGATTTATTGAGAAAGGAAAATAATTATGAAATTAAATGAAATAAGAAAAATGAGTGATAAAGATTTAATGAGATTTTTAAATAATGTATCACAAAGAAATGCACAAGTTTGTTGTAAGTGTGGAAATGTAACATTCAAAGAAAACAGAATAGCAATTTATACATACAAAGGTTGTGAAAATAAAAAATTATGTATATTATGTAAAGATTGTTATGTTAGTTTACTAGACTATTTAGAAATAGCGGATAACGATTAGTAAGGAAAGTAAGGAGATGTTAAAATGAAAGAATTATATGTTAATAAAAATAAATATATTAGGTTAAGAATTACAAAGGTTGGTTGTACTTATAGAGCTGATATATCTATAAATAAATATGCTTATGATAAAAATGAAGAAAGATATTATGAAATAAATTTTGATGTATTTAGTCCTTATGATTATTCTTCTGAAGAAGAAACTTTTGAAAAAGCAAAAGAATGGTTATATGAGGAATTAAAACGATTACAAGATAATGTGAATTTAAAAGAGGTATCAAAATGAAAATAACAATATATGAATTACTAGGATTAATAAAAGATGGTAAAGCACCTAAAAAAATAAAATATAAAGATAAAATATGGGAATGTATACCAACTATCCACGGGAGAGGTTATCAATATTATAGTGAATATTATCAAGATTATAGAACTTTACAAAATCAAGTATATTTAGAAGAATGCTTAAATGATGAAATAGAAATAATTGAAGAACCAAAGAATATAGAAAAATTAGAATTAGAAAGTGGAAAAATAGATGATAAAGAATTTCTAGCAAAATATATTACACATAATAGATATAAAATCAATGAACTAATAGATGAAATTAACAATTTAAAGGAGAAATAATGAAACAGCAAATAAATAATAATAGCGATATTGATAATGCAAAGTTTAAATTTTCTTATTTAGGAAAATATGTTGAAACTAATTTAGGGAACAAAGGAATTATTGTTGAAGAATATTTGTGTTATCCTGAACCTTGCGAATGGGTATTAGATAATGGCTATATTTTAAATGAGGCATTGATGTACGAAGGAAATGAAAAATTTGTTGTAATTAAAAATTTAAAGGAGGAATAGTATGAGATATTATTATGAATACAAAGAAAAAAATGGTTGCATAGTTGGAGGACATAATTTAGAAAAAATTGAATTTTTTGAACATTATATAAGATTATTGGGAGTAGATATTATTCCAACAATTTATGATTATGAAGTAAGCCATTGGGGGACACTTTTAGATATGAATGAAATAGAATATTTAAAAATAGAACCAATGGTAAAAAGGGAGGAGGATTAAAATATGAAAAGTGCTAAAGAGTTATTTAAAGAACTAGGATATGATTTAGTTGAAACTACACCATATATGATGTACTACTATAATGAAGAAAATGATGTTCATATATGGTTTTATAATAATAGTAAAACAATAGAAATAGTTAATGAATTTACTTTAGATATATTACAAGCAATAAACCAACAAGTAAATGAACTTGGTTGGTTAGGAGATAAAGAATGAATAAAGAAGAAATTAAAGACTATTTGAAACGGGTTGATGAGTTAGGGAATAAACTAATAGGGGAAGATAAAGAAACTTACGCTTGGTTAATTTATGGTTATAATCAATGTGTTAAGTTGTTAAATGAAACAGAACAACAATGCAAAAAACAAAAAGAAGTAATCGATAAGATTACATCAAGATTAGAATATTATTTGATAGGTAATTTAAAATATCAATCTGCTCAAGAAGAATTTGTTAAGTTATTAGATATATTAAAAGAGGCATCAGAATGAAAGATAAATTTATGAAAAATGGTGTATTCTCATTGGAGTATGATAAAGAAACATTAAAAGATATGGTTTTAGAATTGCAAGAAGAAAGCCAAAAGCAAAAAGAAGTGATTGATAAAGCAACAAATTGGACTATTAAATATCAAACAGAATGGTGTCAAGAAGATGAAGTTATAAGAGATTTAAAACAATTATTAGATATATTAAAAGAGGTGTCAAAATGAGTGAAAAACCAGTAATTTTAATAGCAGAACCTGAAAAGCAATTGATAGAAAAAGACAATTTTGAAATTGAAATTAATAATTATGATAATTCACATTTGTATTACAAAGGTTTTGATTTAGGAACATTTAAAGAAATTGTTAATTTAAGACAAGAAATAAATAATTTAGAAGATAATTGGAATATATTAAAAGAATTTATTGATACTTTATGGCTAGACAATAAAGGAATTGTTACAAAGATAAAAGATAAGATTGAGCTAATAGAACAAGGAAGTGATAGTAATGAATAAAGAAGAATTATTAAAAGAGATTATGAAACTTCCAAAAATCGAAACAAATAATCCTATAAGTGCTATGAATGGTATAAATGTTGATGACTTGATGAGTGCTGTTGACAGATTAAATAAAATTCCTGACTATAATGATTTATTAAAGGAAAATAAAGAATTAAAGAAACAACTTGAAGATATGACATTATGTAGAGATATAGCAAGTGGACATAGAGAAGAAGTACAAGATAGAGAAGCTATATTGTTAACTCAACAAAAAGAGTTTATAAAGTATTTAGAAGGCTATCTTAATTTATTTGATTACGACCAAATAAGTTGTGATATGATTGAAGAAATTTTACAAAAATACAAAAGTATAATAGGAGTATCAGATGAAAATAAAAGGATTTGAAGTAGAACAACCAAAAGAATTAAAAACTATTATATATCAATGTCCTTATTGTTCTAAAAAATTTATAAATAAAAATAGTTATTATACTCATATTGCTAAAAATTATTGTTGGGGTTTCGATATGCGTTTTACAAGAATAAAAAAATTATATGAAGAAAATAAAATAACAATACAACAATATTATGAATGGTGTTACGAAAATGGTTGTTTAGAATACTTAAACTTAGATGAAGAAATAATATTAAAATTAGGTAATGATTTTTATAATAAAATTAGTTCAATGTATTCTGAAGAAGATTATTAAGATTAGGAGATGATAAATAATGAATATAGACTTTGAAACAATTATGAAAAAGCAAATAGAACAAATTGCTAATGATGAAATTGAAAAAATGATTAGAGAAAAAGTTAATGAGTTCAATAGAGAATTGTTGTCTAAAAAGGATAATTATATAACAGAGTTGATGAAGAGTATTAGGATATTTAGTGAACAGCAAACAATAGACCATATTCCTAGATATTTAATAACTGTTGAAAATACTTACAAAATTGAAAAATAAAGAAATAGAAAGGACTGATATTATGCTTAAAATAAAAGATAATAAAGAAGAATTTACTTTACTTGAAAATATTAAAAGATTAGATAATGATATGCAAGAAGAAGTAAAAGTAAAAGAAACTAAAATAAAAATATTAGAGGCAGAAATAGACCAATTATATGAGTTTATTGCTAAAATACAACATTTAGGAGAAATAGAACAACAAAGACTTGTTAATTTAGAAAGCAAAGGAGAATAAGTATGAGTAGAGTTCATTTAGGAATGAAAAGGTCTATAAGACAATTTAATAAATATTACAAGAAATTATTAGAGTTAATTGATGAAATAGATAAATTCCCACCAACAAGTCAGTTAGAAAAAACATTATATATATCAAGACTAAAAAATGATTTTAATGATTGCTTAATTCAATTAAATAATATTAAAAATACTCAAATTGATTATCTTAAAAGCAAAGGAGAGAAATAATGAATAGGGAAATAAAATTTAGAGTATATGATAAAGATTTAAAAAAAATGAGATATTTGAATAATTCACATGATTTTATATGTTTTGATGAAAAAGGAAATGGTCATTATCATAATATGCAAACTGGTCTAGGAGAATGGTTTAGTGATTTAATGCAATATGTAGGGCTAAAGGATAAAAATGGTAAAGATGTTTATGAAGGAGATAAAGTTATGTTTGATTATGAATGGACTAAACCTGATGAAATTGGTGTTGTAACTTGGAATAAAGATACGGCTAGTTTTCAAATAAAAGGTCATATTCCTAGTTCTTCTATGAAACATTTAGATAGAATGAAAGTGATAGGAAATATCTATGAAGATGAGGTTGATTAAATGAAATTTGTTTGAAAAATAAGGAGTAAAATGAGAAGTTTATATGATATCAGGAGGGAATTGGTAAAACATAAACAAAATTTAAAAGAAATAAATAGACTAATAGCGGTATCTGATAGAAGGATTGATTTGTTTAAGGAAAAGCTTAAGATTAAATGTAAGATTAAAAAGTTAGAAGAAGAATTAGAAAGGAAAAGTTATGATAAAGAAAGAAATATATCCAAAGACTAAAAGAGTTAGTTGTTCAGGGGATAAGGTATACATTACTGAAAAATTAGATGGGAGCAATTTAGTATTCTTCAAGAAGAACGATGAATTATACATTGCTCAGAGAAAGACAATTATTAATATCAGTGAGTTAGAAGAAGTAAAAGATAAATTATATAAAGGGCTATATCAGTGGCTATTAGACAATAAAGATTATTTACAAGAGCAATTAATTAATGATTCAGCAATATGTGGTGAATGGCTAGGAATGGGCAAGATAAAGTATGATGTAAAAAAATTTGATAAAAAATGGTATATGTTTGCAAAAGCAAATATAGATGAAGAATATAATTTATATAACCTAATTTATGATCATGAATTATTTAAATATCCGTTTATAAATCAAGAAATACCAAAATTTATAGGTGTAGTTCCAGAAATTACCGAACTCATATTTTTACCAACAAAAGAAAATTTAGATGCCTTTTATGAAACTTATACTGATGGAGTTAAAAGAGATGTTGAAGGATTTGTAATAAATTATAAGAATATTATTTCAAAATATGTCAGAATGAAGAATGGTAAATTCGAAGAACATTTTGATAGAGGTGAGTAATGGATCATTTAACTATAGAAAAAGCAAAAAGAGAAATTGATAGATTAAATAATGAATTAGAATTATATTTAGAGAAGAAACAAATCAATTTTGAAAGAACTCTACCTTCTTCTCCTAAATTAAAGGATATAATTCCTGGTAAAACTGATTCAATAACAATATTTGATAAGTTCACTCATTATATAATAAAAGATGAAGAATGTGATGATAAAATATATCAATTACTAGAAACCATTAATGCATATGAAAGATTTATTATAAGAGAAACTAAAAGATTGTCTAAAATAGAACCACATAAAATGAAAGTATATTCATTGAGAAATGATGGCGAATTTACAAAAAAGAATAATAGAAAAAGAACCTGGAATGAAATAGGAGATATATTAGGATATAGTGAGAGACAAGCACAAAGAATATATAATGAAATTTTAAATGGAAAATTGTAAAAAAATTAATGTTGTCGTGTTGATGTCGTGGTCTATAGTGTATAATGGTATCATGGAATTATTATACGTGTGAGGTAATATTAATTCTTAAGTTTTAGATCTATGTCATAAAACTGAAAGAAATCTTTAAAAGAGATTTCTTTTTTATGGGAGAATAAAACGGGAACTAGGAAAGATACAGTATGCTAGTTGGAAGGGTTAAGCAGTATCTTTATTGTATATAGCATAGAGTAGATATGAAAGGCTGTGGACATTATCATAAAGGCTTAGTATCTATTCTATGGTGTTTATAATAACACCCCAATCCTTTCGAATAATGCTATCTTTGTAGGTAGCATATTGAGTAAATATATAAAGCCTTAAAGAACCGATGCCTAGTGTAGTTTAGGGTACTAGTAACATATTTACTTGATATGGTGCTTACATGGCACTAGAATTGATTTATTGCAATCAGTTCTATAAATATTTTTTTAAGCATTTTGTTGATTTAATTCCTCTATTGGTACGAGGAATACATTATCTATTATCGCAGTATGGTGTAATGGAAACATAATGGGCTCAGTATCCATAGATTCAAGTTCAATTCTTGATACTGCAACCAAAAAGAAAGGAGACACAATATGGTAGAAGTAAAAGTAATTATTCCTAATTTCAAAGATAAAGAAAATAGACAATTAGGATTACTGCAACCTGGATATAAATATTCAGTTATAAAAGAAAGAGCAGAATATTTATCTAAATTAGGATATGTAGAGATAATTAAACAAAAGGAAAATAAAGAAAAGTAGGTGCTTAATATGAATTTGGATAAATACATAAGAATTATGTTAACAAAGTTATCCAAAAAGTATAAAGTAACTATAGTAGAAATAATAGTCGGTAAAAATGAAAAAGTAAGTAAAAACTATACAGTCTCATTAGAAAGAATATATAGAGATAAACTATATAAGACAACTGAGAGATTTAATAGTAAAAGACAATTAGCGAGTTGGTTAATGTGTCAAAAGTAAGAAAGAAATTAACCGATAAACAAAAGAAATTAATAATAGCCGACTATATAGATTGTGGAAATTATTCAGAGGTAGCAAGAAAATATAAAGTAAGTGATACAGCTGTTAGAAAAATAATTAAGGCTGATAAAGACAGTGTAAAAAAGTTTGAGCAAAAAAAAGAAGAGAATACCAAAGATGTACTAGAATACATGGATACTCTTAAAGATCGCAAAAAGATAATTGTTAGCAAACTATTACAAGCAATTGAAGACAAAGTTGATCACTTAGATTCTTTTACAAATATAAAAGATGTAGCAAGTGCTTATGGAATAATAATTGATAAAGAACTGAAACTTAAAGAAATAAAAAATCGTGAAGTTAGTAACGAAGAGGGAGTAGTAATAATAGATGACTTACCAAAAACCAATAGTAAGACTGAGTGATTTAATCATTTCTAAATATTATGAGAACTTTAATGATACGTTACATACACATCAAATATACACAAGTGGACGTGCTGGAACTAAGTCTAGTCGTGGTGCTTTAAGAGCGATTAAGAGAATTATTAGTCCTGACCCTGGTTCAGTAGTCATTATGAGAAAGTTTCATAATAAACTAAAGAAAACTGTCTTTAATGAGTGTAAAAGAGCTATATCTAGATTAAAACTACCTAAGAAGAAATTTAAGATAACAGTTAGTCCAATGCAAATAACATATTTACCTACTGGGAATACGATATACTTTACTGGTAATGACTCAATAGATGATACTAAAGGTATGATTGATGAAAGCAGACCAATAGTATTAGTTGAGATAGACGAAGTAACAGAGTTTTTTGATAAAGGCGAGGGCGAGGATGAGTTACAAAATATTGAAGCAACATTTATTCGTGGAAATGATGATGAATTTGTAATGGAATATTACTTTAACCCCCCAAAGAATCCGAAAGCACTTGTTATGGAATGGACCAACAAAATGGAACAAAGAGAAGACTGCATTCACGTACATACTGACTATAGAGATGTTCCTGAAAGTTGGTTAGGTAAAAAATTAATACAAACAGCAGAAATACTTAAAAAACTTGATGAAAAAATGTATAACTGGTTGTGGTTAGGATTATGCGTTGGAATAGATGAATTAATATATTATATGTTTAATGAAGAAATTCATGTTAAAGAATGTTCGAAAGAAGATTATGATAACATGAACTTTTTTTATGTTGGAGTTGACTACGGACAAATGAATGCTACCACATATGAAGCATTTGGTATTGATTACAAATGTAAATGTATTAGAGGAATAGATGAATACTACTATTCTGGAAGAGAAACTGGAAAACAAAAGTCTCCAAGCGAATATGCTCTAGACTTTAAAAAATTCATTGAACGAATAGAAAAAGAAACAGGCCTTGAAGTAAGGTTTGTTTTCATAGATCCTTCTGCTAAAGGTTTAGCCGAAGAAATAAAGAAACAATGCCCAGGAATAATGATTAAAGATGCTAAAAATGATGTAGCACTAGGAATACATAGAACTCAAAAGGTATTAGCTCTAAATTCTTTATTCATATCACCAAAACAAAAGAATCTGATAAAAGAAATTTATTTGTATGGTTATGATAAGGATTTACTTGATAGAGGAAAAGAAGTACCTATTAAGGAAGATGATCACTGCATGGACGCTCTAAGATATTTAATAATGGGTATTTGGAAGTTTATTAAGCAAATATTACCAATATTAAAAGATTTAGAAAAGGGTGATGATACTGATTGATAAATTAATTAACAAAATTAAAGGATGGTGGAATAAGATGTTTGATTACAAGAAGATTGTTAGAGACTTTGATTTAGATATTCAAACAAGTGAGCAAATACTTGATGCTATTCAAAAGTGGAGCGAAATCTATAACAAAAGAGAACCTTGGATAGATGATAATACTAAATCATTACACGTTGCAAGAACAATGTGTGAAAAGGTCGCTAAAGCTGTAACTGTTGAATTTAAAAGTATATGCTCAGAACCATATTTAGATAAAGTTTTCCAAAACGTTTTAAAAAGAAAAAGAAAGTTTACTGAACAAATGTTAGGCAAATCTTCAATATTCTTTAGACCTTATTTTAATGGAAAAGGTATTAAGGTTAATATTATGCAAGCGGACAAACTTATGCCAGTTTCTTTCGATGACGACGGAAATTTAATTAGTTACATTCTAATAGATCAAATTACTCAAGAAAATACTATGTATACAAGATTAGAATACAATGAGTATAAAGATAAAAAGATAACTATTAAAAACATCTGTTACAAAGGTTATAAAGATGGTGTAATTCTATCAAGTAAAATAAGTCTTACACAAGTTGATAAATGGAAAGAATTAAAGGATATAGAAGTAATAGAAGGTGTTGATAAATTAATAGGTGGTTTTGCAACAATGCCAACATCTAATGATTTAGATAATGATTCACCTATAGGACAACCAATATATCACAATGCCATTGATTTATTGAAAGAAGTAGACATTCAATATTCAAGAACATTACACGAATATGAAGGAACTGAACTTGCTATAGATATTGATGAAACAATCATTCCACCAAGTGGTAAAAATAAGGATCAATTCAGACTTCCAAGAGGAAAAGAAAGATACTTTAGAAAATGGAATTTAGATGAAACAAAAGAAAAAAGTATGGATATTTTTAGCCCTCAAATTAGAGATACATCATTATTTAATGGACTAAATGAACTTCTAATACAAATTGAAAGTACATGTCATTTATCACATGGAACACTTGCTAAACCAGAAGCGATAGAAAAAACTGCTCAAGAAATAAAATCTTCTAAACAAGATTATTATGTAACAGTATCAGACATTCAAGCATCATTGCAAAATGCATTTGACGATTTATTATATGGAATATATGTATTATGTAAATTGTATGGAATATCTGTTAAAAATGATTATAGTACTGAATATGAATGGGATGATTCAATAGTTACAGATAAAGACTCAGCAAGAAATCAAGCGTTAATTGAAAGAAATAATCATATAACAAGTGATGTTCAATACATTATGGATACAAGAAATATGAAAGAAAAAGAAGCTATTGAGTTTGTAAAAAGACAAAAAGAATATAGAGCATATTCAGAAGACAATAAAGAAGATGCTCCAAATGAAGAAGAATAATGAATAAACAAAAGTATTATGAAATCTTAAAACCACTTGTTGATATCTACGACTCAATAGAAATTGAAATGATAAAAGATATGCTTGACAGAATTGATAAATACGATGGAATAAAAGGAACGCTTAAATGGTATCTTGATAAAACTAATGAGTTAAAACTATTTGAGAAATATAATGTAAGTATTATAAACAAGAATAAAAAGGAAATAAAAAAAATACTTGAAGATATAATTAAAGAATCAAGCAAGAACGCAGTAAGTATTGATACTTTAGAAAAATACAACAAGCATAATAATAAAGATGTCAAGGTAGAAGACATTTATAAAAGTAAATCCGCAACTAACTTAATTAATGAAGCAATAAAAAATACGGAAAATATTACAAAATTAATAAATACTAAAGCAATAGAATCAGCCAAACAAGAATATGTAAACATATTAAATACGGCTTATTTAGAAACAACTACAGGTGTTTATACATATGAGCATTCAATTAAACATGCAATTGATAAAATGGCTCAAAATGGTATCATAATGGTTAATTATAGCAGTGGGAAAAAGATAGGAATAGAAGCAGCAGTAAGAAGAGATATAATTACAAGGGTTAATCAACTCGTAGGAGATATTGAACTTGCAACTGCAAAAGAAATGCTAGAAACTAATTTAGTTTATGTAGATCAACATTTAGGAGCAAGAACTAGAACCAAATATATGAAGAATGACTACGAAGCTCATGATGAGTGGCAAGGCAAAATTTATATGATAGAAGGTTCTAGTAATAAATATCCTAATTTGTATGAAAAAACTGGTTATAAAGAAATGTTAGGGTTAAAGGGAATAAATTGTTATCACGATTTAAGGCCTTTTTTTGAATGGGAGAAGGTACCTGAACCAATAGACATAGAAAAAAGTAGAAAAGAAAGAGAAAGACTTGATAAACAAAGATACTATGAAAGAAATATTAGAAAATTGAAAAGACAAAAAATTGTTGATAAAAAAATGAATTATCAAGATGAATATAAAACTCACAGTAAACAGTTATCAAAGTTGAACAAAGAATATAACTTATGGCTTGAAAAAAATAATAAGGTAAGAAATAAAAATAGAGAATATGTTTCTAATAAATAATTTAAGTGAGGTGAAACTATGGATAATAATGAAATCGGTGGTGTTTGGAGAACAATAGGAAAACGTAAGGTCTTTATAAAAAATGGACAAGATTTAAAAACAGCTATGAAAGAAAGCGGAAAATTTAAAAAAATAACATTTGGTGATATACAACATGAAAATAATCATGATATAATAAATAAGAAGCAAAAAACTCTGGAAGAAATATTGAATGATCAAGAATTAAAATGCTTAACTGATTATGTCAGTAGTGATTCATACAAGATTAATGAAAAATTATATGATGAAATGCCATTAACCCAAGAGGATAAAGAGTTTATAAAGAATATGGACTCAGCACTGGACAAATTATCAAAATACAAAGGTATAGTCAATCGTTCTGTGTTTGTCAGAGACCAAGAACATTTGGACAAAATTCTGAGTGTTTTCAACAATGAAAATTTAGAAGGTAGTTGGTCATCATATTTATCATGTAGTAAAAATGTATATGATGAAAATGATGATTTAAGGCTCATTATTAAATCAAAGACTGGTAGAGATGTAAGTATGTTCAATATCAACGAAAGTGAAGTTATATTTAAGAGAAATACTAAATTTAGAATAATTTCATCATATAATAAAGATAAAAAACTGTATATTGAATTGGAAGAGGTATAGAATGAAAGAAAAAATTGAATTTAAAGATATTCCAAAAGGAAAAGAAAAAGATAGATTTTATTATTTTCCTGTTTCAGAAAAAACGAAAGTTAATACCAATACACCATTTATGAGAGAAATTCACAAATTAGTTAATGGTGAAATAGATGAAATTGATTTAGAAAAAGTAAAAAAAGAATTTAAAACAGATCAAAATAGAGAGAACATCAAAGAAAAATGAGATATTAAGTAATTGTTCTGGAAAACGCACTTAATATCATTAGTGAATTACTTAAATGATCAATCCTATCAAAATTGATTATTTAAAAATTTAATTTAGCATTAAGCCGATAGAAATATCGGTTTTTTTCGTGTGGCATAGCAACGAAAGGACTAGCAAATATTTTAATTCACTCATGGACGTGACCATGTAAAAAATACGAAGGAGGAGAAATATGAAACGTGAATTTTTAGAAGGCTTAGAACTTGATAAGGAAACCATTGATACTATAATGGCTGAGTATGGTAAAACTACTCAAGGTCTTAGAGAGGAAAGAGATAATTTAAAATCACAACTAAGTGATGCTAACAATGAAATCAAATCTTATAAGGATATGGATATTGATAGTATCAAAAAATCAGCTGATGATTGGAAAATAAAATATGAAGAAATAGAAGCCAATCAAAAAGCTGAAAAAGAAAAGAGTGTTAGAGAAGAAAGAACTAATACTTTTTTTAATGACATTAAATTTGCTAGTGAGAGCGCAAAAGCCGGAGTATTAGCACAATTTAACGCTAAGGACTTTAAGTATGATGAAGAATCAAAGAAATTCTTAGGCGCTTCTGAATGGCTTAAAGAACTACAAGAGAAGGATAGTGGAGCATTCCTAAGTGAAGTCGCAAATCCAAGATTTACAACTAATCCAACTGCTCCAACAAATACAAGTTCTATGGACCAAATTTTACAAGCTATGGGACTTGAAGAAGAAAATAAAAAATAGAAAGAAGGAATTATAATGGGAAAAAATAGTATTGAATTATTTAAAGAAAATGCCCCAGAACTTTTAGATAAAGTTTATAAGGCTGTCTGCACTACATCAGACTTTGATATTAATGGTGCTTTAGTTAAAGCTGGTGCTAATGCAAACGAAATCATCGTTCCAAAATTAGATATGGACGGTTTAGGAGATTATGATCGTAATAGCGGTTATTTAGATGGTGATGTAACACTAACTAACGAAACTGTTAAATTTAATTACGAACGTGGAAGAAAATTAAAAACAGATGCAATTGATAATGAAGAAACAGGCGGGGTTATCATGGCTAATTTATCAAGTGAGTTTTTAAGAACTAAAGTTGCTCCTGAAGTTGATGCTGTAAGATATGCTACATATTCAAGTTTAGATGATATCACAGATGTAGCTCCAGAAGGAATTGAATACAAAACAGGTGAAGAAGTATTAAAAGCTTTACAAGATGTTATGACTAAATTAGATGATGATGAAGTTCCAGAAGAAGGAAGATATTTAAGAATTAATGCTACTTTACTTTCAATGGCTGAATTTGTTTCAAGAACAACTAATAATGATATTCTTAAAAAATTTACTCAAATTAAGAAAGTACCTCAAAGTAGATTCTTAACTAAAATTGAACTAAAGAGTGGTAAAGATGCTGATGGAGAAAGAATTGGTGGTTATACTAAAGTTGCTGATAAGTATGAATTAACCACTGATTCAAGTATAGTAAGTGGAAAAACATATTATACAAAATCTAGCGACAAATATACAAAAGTTGAAACACCAGCTAGTGGTTCATTATCAACATATTATGAATTAAAAGAGAAAGGTAGTAGAGAACTTAACTTTATGGTTATTCATAAACCAGCAATGTTACAATATACTAAGCATGCTAAAATGAAAATTTTCACACCAGATTCAGATGATTCAGGAGACTTCTATAGAATGCTTTATAGAATTTATGGATTAAATGATGCGTATGAAAATAAGCGTGCAGGTATTGCAGTATCTCATAAGTAGGTGATAGTATGGGAAGAATCATAGGAAACAAAAAACAAGTTGAGAAGTTATACTCTTTAGCAGAAGTTAAAGAGTTAACTAACGAACTAAATGCTAAAATAGTTGAATTAACTGAAGCAAATGTTAAGTTATCTGAAGAAGTAGATACACTAACTGAAACAAATAACGAACTAAATGCTAAAATAGTTGAATTAACTGAAGCAAATAGTAAAAAAAATAAAAAAGATTCTGATAAAGAAGAATAGGAGGTGTAAGGTATGCTAACTGAGTTAGTTGATTATGATTATTACAGCGATACTTATGAAGGTTCTAGCATACCTGAATCTTCATTTAATCAAATGACCATAGAAGCGAGTGCATATGTTAATAAATATACCTTTAATAGAATTGATAGTTCTATTTTAGATAATAATATTAAGAACTGTACTTGTGAAATTATAGAATTACTTTATTCTCAAAAAATAAAAAAAGATAAAATTGAAAATGATAAAATTGTTGCTAGTGAAACAGTTGGACCTCATTCTAAATCATATGTTAATAATACTAGCATGATTGAGAAGAATATATTAAGTGATGTAGAACTAGATAATAAATGCTATAAAATATGTTATAGATATCTAGCATTCACTGGCTTAATGTATAGAGGTAGATAATGTTTCCACACACTGTAACAGTTGTTAATATAAGTGATAATAACAATGTATTAACATTTAATAATTGCATCGTAAATGATGTCTTTTTTTATAGTACAAAGATAATATCTCAAGAGGGTAAAGGAGAAAATTACTCAAATACATATAATTGTATTTTTTCTAATGAATCATTAAAAAAGCATCTTAAACCATCTGAATATTCTATGGAAGAAGATACTTTTACGCTTATAAAAAATAAAACAATAATTGTAAAAGGAGAAACTAACATAAATGATTTAGAAGATTTAGATAAAATTGATGATTGGTTCTATGTTAAAACTATATCAGATAACTCTGATTATGGAGCGGAAAATCTAAGAAATATTGAGGTAACAAACTGAACATAAAAGCTCATTTAATTTTACCTAGTGTAGAAGAAATGATGAAAGAATGTGGCCTTAATGAAGGTGGTAAAGTTCAAACTTATATTGATTCATTTATATTTGATCGATCTAAACCTTATTTACCTGGTTATCATATTTTTCGTGATAGCAAAAGTGCTAATTTACCTGGAAGTGGAGAAGTTATATGGGATACACCAGATGCGCAGTTTCTATTTGAAGGTAAATTAATGGTTGGACATGAAACATTAAGCCCATTTGCTGCAAAGGGCGAATATAAAATATTAGATCCTAATGGCCGTGATTTAACATATCATGGCGGTGGCTTAAGAGGAAAAGATTGGATAAATAGAATGATGAAAGATGAAGAAGAAGAACTTATCAAAGGCTGTGAAGAAATTGTTAATTGGAGGTAATTATGGATAAGTCTATTATAGAAATATTGCAAGAATATTTAGAAAAAAATTGTGATTATATTAAAAATCTTAAAATAGATTATTTGAGTGAAGATAAGTCATGGTCATTAGAGCAAGGAGCAAATCCTATGCTTTTAAAAAAAAATGTACTGGGTAATAGAAAAATGCAATTATCTTTTACTTTAGCGACTAGAATATTTGTTAGTTCTATTACTGATAGTAATCAAAAACAAATATTAAAAGCCTTTAGTGATATATCAGAATGGATGTATCAGAAAACAAGAGAGGGCTTAAATATTAAGTTAAACAATGGAGAATATGCAGAAAGCATAAGTGCTACACAAAGTGCATATTTATTCGCTGTAAATAAAGATAGAACACAAGCAAGGTATGAAATGCCTTGTTTATTTGTTTATAAAAAATTAAAGGAGAGTGAAAATAATGAATGAAACTACTTCAAGTTTAAAATTTAGTGGAAGCGGTAAATTCGCAAGAGAAGATTCAATTTTATTTATGAATCTAAATGTTACATCTGCTGATGAAGATGGTATTGTATTTGATACTGAAAATCCAACATGGGTTCCAATCGGTGAAGATAATGATGAAATAACTAGAGAACATAATCATGAAACTGAATCTAAGAAAAATGTTTTAGGTAAAACAACAATCAGTGCTACACCAGGAGCAGAAACGACTGAAATTGATCCAGTTGCTATAAGAGGAAATGACACATTATCATATATTCTTTACATAGCACATAAATACAGTCTTGTAGGAGATAAATTCGCAATACCATGTATGGAAGTTGCATTATTTGATAAACAAACAACCACAGGAACATATGGAGCATTTACAGAAACAGCTATTGTTGATGAAAAATCATTTGGTGGTGATACTACAGAAATTAATTCACCTATCACACTAAATTGGAAAGGTGATAAAGTTCATGGAACTTATAACCTAACACAAAATAAATTTACTAAAACAACAAGTGCATAATAAAAGGGATGTTAGGTGAAAATCTATCATCCCTATTTTTTTATATAAGAAAGGAATATTAAAATGACATTAACAATAAAAAATAAATTTGTAAGAGAAGATATATTAGATGAAAAAGGAAATAAAATAGGAGAAATAAAGTTTAATCCTAGTGATTCAACAATAATGAAATCACTGGCTGATATATTAGAAGACTTATCTAATTCAGTAAAAAAATTAGACGAATATAAGAATATTGAAATTCCTAAAATTGATAAAACATCATCTTTAGAAGAATTTGAAAAAGCTAGTTCTTCAATAGAAAAATTATCTAGTATGTTTAATATAGAATATGAAGCAATAGATAGGTCAATTAAGGCTTTAGAAAATATATTTGGAGAAGACACTATTAATTGCTTTACTGGTGGAACAAAAGACTTAGAATCATTAGTACCATTAATTGATTTTATAGCACCTTATGTTCAAAAAAGTAGAACAAAAAAGGTAGAAAAATATATTAAAAAGACTACAGATGATGTGATGGAATAATGAATGTATTAACAAATAAATTACCAACCAAAATAAGAGTTAATAATAATATTTATAATATAAATTATGATTATAAAACTATTATAAATATAATTCTTGCTTTTGAAGATAAAGAACTGACTAATAGTGAGCAAGTATATATTATGCTTAAAAACCTATATAAAGAAGAAATACATCCAAAAGATACTTATGAAGCTATGAAAAAAGGGCTTAAATTCATAGATGGTGGAGAAGAGTCTGATACAGAAGATGATATAAAACCCAAAAGAATATACTCTTTTAAAAAGGACGGCAATTATATTTTTAGTGGAATAAATCAAACACATCATATTAATTTATCTGAAAATGAAAATATGCATTGGTGGATTTTTTTATCTCTTTTTATGGATATGTCTACTGACTGTACTTTTGGAGAGCTAGTTTATTATAGAAAAAGAAAAAATGAAAATAAATTAACAAAAGAAGAAAAAGAACAATATAAAAAGATAAAAAAGTTGATAGATTTAGACGAAAAAGATAAAGTACCATCACAGGCAAGAAAAGAATTTTTAGATAAATTTAGAGAATTAAATAAAAAGTGAGGTGATTAACTGGCGAGTAAAAACGCAGTGGTTGTTAATACAAAAATGAATTATGATAGAATACGTAAAGATTTTCAAGATATGACTACTGATACACAAAAATTGATAGATAAATATAATCAAACTTGTGATCAAATAAAAAACCAAGAAATTGCAATTAGCAGAGTTAAAGATCAATTAGATAAGCTACAGGCATATAAAGCTCAGGGTTTATTAAAAGAAGGCGAAGATGTTAAAATTGATAATCTTAAAAAGAAATTAGAAATTTTTAATAATAAATTAGAAGATTCAAAAGAAAAAGCAGCTGGTTTAAAAGACGAAATAGAAGATTCTATGGATGAAAAAAATGTTAATAATTTCGGTGGAAAAATAGATGAAGTTGGCAACAAAATTGACAAATTTAGAAAAAGGATATCTAATTTAATCATTGGTACCTTTATTTTTAACATTTTAAGAAGCGGGCTAACATCTTTAAGAAATACATTTTTTAGTTTACTAAAAACAAATGATCAATTTGCAAGTTCATTAAATCAAATAAAAGCAAATTTAATGACAGCATTTACACCAATTTATAATGCTTGTTTACCTGCGATTAATTCATTGATGAATATGATAAGCAAACTAACTGGTACCATTGCTATTTTTGTATCAAATTTATTTGGAAAAAATATTAAAGATACAACTAAAGATGCTAAAAAATTAACAGGTGCATTAAATAAAACTACTGCAAGTGCAAAAAAGGCAAGTGGTGCTTTAGGCTCTTTTGATACTTTAGAAGTTTTACCTGATACTTCTAATTCCGGTGGTTCAGTTAGCGGTGGTACGGATTCAAGTGGAATTGATTATAGTGGTGAAATAACTCATAGTGAAACATTACTTAAGGTTCTAAATAAAATCAAAGAAGCATTAGAACCAATTATAAATTTCATAAAAGATTTTCAAAAGAAGCATGGAACTTTAGCAACGGCTATACTAGTTGTAGCAGGAGCATTAATTGCCTTACTAATAATTAGAAAAATAATAAAATTATTTAAAAATCTGGGTAAAACTGTTAGTGGAACCAGTACAGATTTCACTGGTTTATTTGATGGTCTAGGCAAAGCTGCAACAATAATAGCAGTGTTAGGTGGACTAGCGCTTGTCATTGAAAGTGTAACTGACTTGATAAAAGGTTTTAGTGAAAGTGGATTATCATTGGGAGAAGTAGCGGGTTTGTTAGGAATAGTTTTAGGAGAAGTTGCTGCAGGTTTTGTTGTATTAGCAGCTGCAACTAATTTAATGGACTGGACTTCCATTGCAGCAGCAGTTGTAATTTTAGGCGGACTAGCGATTATATTAGCAAGTATTACTGATTTAATCAATGCAATTTCAAATAGTAGTTTAACTTTAGGAGAAATTACAGGAGTACTAAGTGTAATATTAATCGGAATAATTGCCTTAATGATAACAATGACTGCAATAGCAAAAACACTTGCATCTAATCCTCTTGCATTATTGGGAATTTTAGCATTAACCTTAGCTATATCAGCAGTTCTACTAGTACTTTCAAAAACATTGCCAACCATATTAGATGCTTGTGGTAAATTTATAAAAGAAATAGCACCATTTGTAATAGAATTGATAGATAAAATATTTAAAGGCATTGAGAATATAATTTATGCTTTAGGAACTACTTTGCCGCCAATAATAGATTCTATTGGAAAATTATTCAACAGTATCTTTAGTGGAATTGAAAAAATAATTAATAGTGTTGGAAAAAACATATGCAATATATTAAATACAGCAAAAAGATTAGTTACTGATGTTTTAAGTTCTATCGTTAAATTTATTAATAATTTAGGACCAGCAATAGATAAATTTGTTAGCCATGCTATATCTGCAGTTACAAAATTAATTAATTTTATTGTTAGTGGAATGGAATATTTAGTAAATACACTAATAGTTAAAGGCGTAAATAAAATTATTAAATCAATTAATAGCATTTCAGAATATGTTGGAATAACTATACCAACTGTTTCACCTATGCAAATTCCTAGATTTGTACCAAGACTTGCAACTGGAGCAGTAATTCCACCAAGGCAAGAATTTATGGCAATTTTAGGAGATCAAAAACATGGTACTAACATTGAAGCTCCATTAGATACCATAAAGCAAGCTAATAGAGAAGTGTTAGAAGAAGTTTTAAATAGAATTGGTATAGATGGCCAGGCAAAAGAAATAGTACTTAGAAATTGGCAATTTATACTTCAATTTGGTGGTACTGAATTTGGCAAATTAGTTATAGATGAAATAAAAAAATATGAAGATGAAACAGGAACACAGTTCTTGTTAGCATAAAAGGAAGTGATTAACTGGATAGAATAAAAATAATAGATCCAAAAGATTCAACAAATTATTTTGAAATCCCATATGAGTGGTTACCTGCTGGTACCCAAGGACCAACCTTAAATGATTTAGAAAAAAAAGCCGAAAGAGGTAGCAATAATGCATATTTAACTAGAGTAAGAGCTGGAGAAGTACCAGCTGCAACTCTAGATATATGTAAAAGACTTACTCAAGCAGAATTATATCCTTTATTAAAGCTATTAAGAAAAACTAAAATAAAAATTTATTATTTTGAGAAATACTTAAATAAATTCGTTACTAGAGACTTCTACGCACAAAAGCCTAACCCGGCATGGCATTGGTTACCACCAAACAATAATACAGATAATATTATTTATGAAGCATTCACTATTAATTTTAGTGGATATGGAGATATAGGCGAATGATAGAAGGATATGATGATAAATTTTTACAGAGTTTCGATTATGAAACAACAGCTATTTCTAATAAAAAGATAATAGGAACTTGTGAACTAGGAAAAGCAACCATACAATTATTAAATGAAAGCAATGATTTTAGCGATATGAAAGAGACCTGGATAAAAACCAAATTCGGGTCTTTTTATATTTATGATGTTAAACCAGTACAAGAGAAAGTTAATATTAAACTTAGTTGTTATGATGTTAAATATAAATTAGATACTGAATATAATTCTTCTCTTTATACATGGCCTATGACACTTAAAGAATGGAGAAATGCTATATTTACTAATTGTAATGTAACATTTGATAATTCTGATTTTCCTAATAGTAATTTAATTCTTAATAAAGAACCAAGCATAGGAAATGTTAAAACTAATAGACAAGTGCTATGTATTATTGCACAAGCAGGTGTGAGTTGGATTGAAACTGATACAAATGATAAATTCTATTTCAAGTGGTTCACGACTACAGAACATACTATAGAAGATTGGAGCAGTTTAACTACTGAAAAAACTCCAACAAAATCTATCAATTTAGCAGTATTAAGCAGAGGTGATGTTGAAGATATAGTTTATTATCCTAAAACAAAACCTGATAATCCTATTGAATTTAAAATAGACAACAACTATATCTTAGATCCTCAAGATTCTACTACTGACGAGGACTTAAGAGAGACAACAATTATACCTATATATAATCGAGTTAATGGATTTAAATACATAGTTTATAAAATGACTACAATGCAAGTTGAAAAAAAATTATCAATTAATTTAGGAGATAAAATTAAGTATATTGATACTTGGGAGAATGAATTGGAATCTTATGTAATGAAGAGAAAAATCAGTTACATAGGGGGAGATATAGATGATGATGATAATTATGAAATTGAATTATCAGCTGAGGCTATTGATGAGACTAATTCCAATTTAAAACTAGGTGTCGATGTTATAAAAAAAATTAGTAATATTGGTGTAAAAGTTGATAAACAAAATGAAGTTATTCAGCTAATAAATAGCAAGGAAAATGATAACTCAAAGAAAATTGCTGAAATTGAAATCACTAATGACAATATAACTTCAAGTGTTACTTCGGTCGAAGAAAAATTAAACGAAGTTGGAGAAGCAATAGAAACTATTAATTCAACAATGATGAAACAAACATCAGAAGCTTTTGAAATGCTATTTACTCAAACTGGTATAGAAGATACAGTAAACACTATTCAAAATATGTTAAATGATAACACAACTGATATAAATACTATTTCTCAATATATTCATTTTGAAGCTGGAATAATTACTCTTGGAGCTAGTGATAGTCAAAGTAAATTGATAATTCAAAAAGATAGAATTAGTTTTATGACTGGTGATAGTGAAAGTGCTTATATTTCACAAAACCAATTATATATAACTGATAGTACAATTCTTAGAAAATTACAAGTAGGAAGATGGATAACACAAGAAGATGAGTATGGAAATCTTAATACTAAATGGGTAGGTGGTGAATAATGGCAATATATTATAGTAATTGGACTTCTGTTGATAAACAATGTATTGCAATGAGAATAAAAATAACTACTTCAATTTCACAAAACATTAAAAATAATACTTCAACAGTAACAGTTAATCAGTATATCGAAAGAAAAAAATATTATGATTATACTGGTAGTGGCGGAGCTTCTGGAACTACTGAAAATCATAAATTATATTTTGATGGAACTTATACAAATTCCACTGAAAAATTTTGGAGTAGTAATGGAACTACTTTAATTCAATCTAAAACGAAAACAATTACACACAATGCAGTGGGGGAAGGATCTTTTACAATAGGAGGCTCTTGTTCAGGTTCAGTATTAAAAGATACTGGATATGATGCTAACATTTCATTATCAATATCAAATAGAAAAGTTTCACTTCCTAAAATAAATAGAAGTTCAAGTATTATTTCAAATGCTACTTCTAACACAAAATTTGGAGATACGATAACATTTAGTATTAGTAGATACAATTCTAACTTTACTCACGACATTAAATACTCAATGTATAATGCGAGTGGTACAATCGCTACTGGTGTAGGAACTAGTCAAGAGTGGACTATTCCAACTGATTTAATAGCAAGTACACCAGACAATGCACAGCCAACAATTACAATAACTTGTAATACTAAAAATGGTTCAACAATTGTTGGAAGTAGTACTTATTCTTTTAAATGTAAAGTACCTGATACATACCAGCCAACTTGCTCATTAGTATTAGAAGATGTTGGGCTAGTTCCTGATAGTTGGAATGTTTGGGTAAAAGGTAAATCTTCAATAAAAGGTACTATAATAGCAAGTGGCAGTGAAGGAAGTACAATTAAGAGTATTGTATCAAAAGCAAATGATGAAATATTTAGTGTAAATCCATTTACTACAAATTATTTAAAATACAATGGTGAAAGAACTATTACAACTATTGCTACTGATAGTCGTGGTAGAAGTGTTTCAGATAGTAAAATAATTGATATTATTGATTATTTAGCACCTACAATTTCAATGTGTAAGATTGAAAGATGTAATGCTGATGGAACTCTTAATGAAGAGGGTACTTATGGAAAAGCAACAGTTCAATATAAAATAAGTCCAGTGAATAATTTAAATGATAAGATCCTTAAAGTTTCTTATGGTACTAGTACGAAAACAGCAACATTAACTGATTATGAAGGGACTTATACATTTACTGATTTATTTTATGGATTAGAAACAAACGCAAGTTATAACTTTGAATTTAAGATTAAAGATACATTTGAAGAAGTACCACAAACATATACATTATCTCCTTCATTTGTAACAGAGTCCAAATTGGCTGGTGGTAAAGGTGTTACATTTGGACAAGTAGCAACAGAAGAAGGGCTACATAGTTACATGGATACAAATTTTCATAAAAATTCAAGAGTTAAAAATATAAGTGTAGATGGTTTGAAAACTGAAAAATATCAAGGAGGGTGGATAACTTATGGAGAAGATGAAGCTTAATTTACAATTATTTGCAAGTTCAACAATAGATGGTTCTTCAACTGCTAGTAATTGCGATTGTAGAATTATTTGGAGTTCAACAAAGAACGATAGTAATAATACTTCAACAGTAACAGCAACAGTACAAATTAAAAAAACTGGTAGTAGTTCAACATCAGGTACATTTAGTGGAACTATTACAATTGATGGTACATCATATTCTGTTTCTAAATATGGAAGTTGGGCTTGGGGTGATTGGAGAACAGTAGGTAGTGCTTCAAAAACAGTTACTCATAATGAAAATGGAACTAAAGCAATTAATATTTCTACTAGTTTAAAACAAACTGGTACATCAATGGCCGGTACATATTCAGCAAGTGGAACAGCAACATTAGATACAATAAATCGTGCTTCTAAATTAGGTGCAATAGAGGACTTTAAACTAACTGATACTATCACAATAAATATTACTAAATACATAACTGCTGCAACTGATAAATTACAAATTAAACTAGGTGATACATTAGTTAAAGAAATTAATAATATCACAAATGGTTACTCATTAACTTTTACAACTGCTGAACAAACAACTATTAAAAATTTAATGACTTCACCACAAGCGACATTAATATTTTTACTAACAACTATCAATGGTGAAACGCCATTAGGAACATCAACTCAAAGTGCTGCTATTACTTCATTAGATAAACCTGTTTATAGAAATATTGTGAAAAAATCAAATGGACATTATCAGGTTGCAATAAATGGTGTAGTAGATACAACTAAAAGTGATGTATTACAAGTTTATGATGACAATGGAAATTTAATAAATGACAATCAATTATTGTGGGGTCCAGATTTCTATTTTATGAATGCTAACCGTACTATTAATTTATCACAAAAAGTTAGTGAGCAAAAAAATGGAATTGTACTTGTATGGCAAGCATATGCGAATAATGAGCCTAAATATTACGATTTTAATTATACTTTTATCCCTAAACAGCATATTCTTATTCATGAAGGAGCTGGAGTAACTTGTTGGCTTAGTAATTCAACAGGTGAAATTATTGCTACTAAATATGTGTATGTTTATGATGATAAAATTCAAGGTAATGCTGTTAATGAAACAGGTAAAACCACTAGAAGTGGTAGTGGAATTATTACAAATAGTAAAAATTGGGTATTAACTTATGTTTTAGGAGTGTAAAGAAAGGAGCAAGAATGAGTGAAGATTATATCAAAGAAAAATTTCATCATTGTGAAGAAAAACTTAATGAACATGAAGGTAGGATAGACAAACTTGAAGATACTTATGCAACACTTCAAAATCTAAATTACCGAATGGGAAAAGTAGAAAATGGTGTTGAATCTATAAATAAAAAAATTGATGAAAATTCCAAAGAAAAAGGTAAGAAATGGGATAAACTCATAGATTATCTTTTTTATTTTATCATTGCAAGTATTCTAGGATACTTAGCGATAAAATTGGGAATTAAATAATAGGAGGAAAAATGGATTTAGAATTAATAAAACAAATATTAATAGTGAGCATTGCTGCATCAATAGTTAGTACTGCTACTATTCAAAAGATTAAAGAGCAATTAAAGAGCAAGAAATGGCTCTTTTTTTCTGGTTTAATATCAAGCGTAATAATTGGTATTACATTTGCGTTATCATTTACAGAACTATCTTTAATCAATTCAATTTGGGTAGGATTAATTACTTGGCTTGGTGCAGATGCGATATACAAATCATTTGAAGATAAAATCTTTAAAAGATTCAATGATATTGAACATGTGACTGAAATAAAGAGAGATGATCAAGATGAGTTATAAACCATTAACGGCCGAGAATTGCAAAGAATTTAAAAACTTCAAGTATAGCGAGTTTAAATGCCATTGTGGTGGTAAATATTGTAATGGATATCCTGTACCATTTAGTTATGATTTAGCAAAGAATTTACAAACCATTAGAACACATTTTGGTAAACCATTAATTATAACAAGTCCTTTGAGATGTGAAACTTGGAATAGTAAGCAAGGTGGTGTTAAAAATTCTAAACATAAAAAAGGATGGGCATGTGATTTCTACGTTAAAGGTATTAGTTATAATGCTTTAGCAAAGTATGTTAAAACTTTACCATACTTTAATTATTGTTATAGAATTAATAAGAATCAAGATGTAATACACTATGATATTACACCACCTGATTATACTGAGCCAAAAGCTGACACTAAAGAAGAGTTAATAAACTCTTTAAATGCTCAAATTTTAGACCTTAATAGCAAAATCAAAGAACAAGACAGTCAAATATTAAATTTAAAATCTCAAATAAGCGAAAAAGAAGCTACTATAGAAGAATTAAATGAAAAATTGATTAATTCTACTTGCAAACATAAATTGCTTTATAAATGCGAAAAAGATGGTAAATATAAAGTACAATTATTTGAAAACGAAGTATTATATATTGAATCAAATAATTAACTATTCTATAATTTAATT